AAAATATGAAGCAGTTTGTCAAAGGCTACAAGAAGTTACTGTTTGGAGAGATGGTAATAAAGATTTAACATTTGATGAAGTTAAACAAGATACTGGTATGTTTGGAATTAATATCCACAAAGCGGGTGTTGATTCTACTTGGGTAGAAAATTGGTCAGAAGGATGTCAGGTGTTTAAACGAGTAAAGGATTTTAATGAATTTATATCTATTTGTAAAAAAGCTGCTAAAATACACGGCAATCATTTTACGTACACTTTAATAGAGTCAACGGATATTGTTTAATATGAAGCAAAGGTTACTCTCTTGGTTTTTATTATTTTGTGCAATTGGCTTATCTATTACAGCTGCCTATTATAGTATTGTTGGATTATCTATACTATTTGCAGGTGTAGCTATTCCTGTAATTGTAATGGGTTCCTTTCTTGAAATATCTAAAATAGCTATTACAACCTACTTACACGATCAGTGGAGCAACATCTATAAGTTACTAAAAATATATTTGACTACTGCGCTAGTAATATTATCACTTATTACATCGTTAGGAATATATGGACTGCTATCTACTGGCTTTCAAGAAAACATATCTAAGCTTGAAATTGGAAAAAAACAAACTGCAAATGTACAATTAAAACGAAACCGGTTTAATGAAATTATAAAACAATATGCGGTAGAAAAGTCAGGTTTAGATGCTGATATATCGCAATTAAGAAATGCACTATCAATTAACACAACAACGCAAGCAGTAGACAATAAAACTGGTCAAGTCATAAGTAGAGCTAATACTGGAAATAGAAAAGCTTTTGAGACACAACTTGCAGTAGCTATAGATAATCAGTCTAGGGTTTCTTTAAAAATAGAACAACTAAATGACAGTTTAACTAACCTAGATATTCAAGTCTTAAACATGGAGTCGCAATCTCAAACAGGTAATGAGTTAGGTGCTATTAAATACGTTAGCGAAATAGCATCAATGCCAGTTAAGAAGGTAGCAAATCTATTTATACTACTTATCATATTTGTATTTGATCCACTAGCTATTGTATTAATTATTGCAACAAACCACTCATTTAAGAACTTAAAAACCAAACCACAAGAGATAAAAGACAATACGAGTTCAAAGGATTCTACAGTAATGGAAGGATGGTCTGGTGGGGGTGGATATTTGTAATTAAGTATTAGGTTTTTTTATATTTTTTTTGTATATTAAGATATGACTAGTGAGGATTTACTTTTAGATATAATGCATCAGGCCCATGCTATGGGGTTAGGAAGTCGTGTTTTAGATAAAGTTGATGAACTTACTAGGTATAAAGTAATATACGATTCTAGTGATCGTACAGATTTTTTTGAAAAAGCATTTAAAACAGTTATACATGAATACAATCTCGAAACAGAAAACAAAGGTATTATATAATCCTCAACAAATTGATCAATGCGTATATAATATAGCAATATCAATTAATAAAACATATAAACAGCAAGATGAACACAACGTTGTCTTCTGTCCAATTTTACAAGGAGTAGTTCCTTTTTTTGCAGATTTAATTAGATATATAGAAATTGAGCCTTACGTAGAATACTTAGGCATATCTTCCTATAAAGGAACAGAAAAAGGAGATTTTTTAGTATATAAAATGCCTGATCCTAGTATTATTAAAGATAAAACTATTTGGGTATTTGATGATATAGCTGATAGTGGTGACACCTTGCGTTTTGTAAAAGAAACGCTCATGTCGTACGGAGCTTTAGATGTAAAAACTTGTACACTCTTAAAAAAAGACTCTTGTACATATCCAGTAGATTTATATGGATTTCCATTAAAGAATGATAATTGGATCCATGGATATGGATTAGATGCACCAAATGGTCGTGGAAGAACTGCACCAGCTTTATACTCAACAACCTTAAAATAATGACAATATCCTTTTACACACAACCTGACGATTTATTTTTAATTCACAGCTACATTACAGACTATAGCGAAAATGACGAAAACGTAGTTATATATATAAGCAATCAACCAACTAATCCTACAGACGTACTTGTAAGCGTATCAATTGCACAATACAACGAACTTGTGGATTTAGATTTGATAGAATGGCTTTAGTATGAAATTAAAGATTGCATCAAATATTGAAATTAAATTTGTAACCGGAAAGGGTTATGGAGTATTTGCTACTGAAGCAATAAAAGCTAATACAGTCATAGAAGAGTGTAGACTACTATCGCTATACAGAAAAAGTAATGCTCAGAATTATGATAGAATTCTACCTAATTATATTTTTGGATATCCTAAAGGACCTACCTGGGAAAATGCAGTATTACCTATGGGGTATGGATGTATCTACAATCACAATATAGAACCAAATACAGCTTGGAGAGATCATCCCTGCCGACATATGGCAGCCTTTCAGTTTTTTACTATCAAAGATGTTGCAGCTGGAGAAGAGTTATGTACTTATTACGGAGATTCAACTTACTGGAATAAGAATCAACCTAATATAAAAATGCTGTAGATGCCTATTTATATAAAAATAAATCTGATTAACTGTTGCTTTTCTGGTTTTTTTTCCGGATATTAATAATAATTAAACTTTAAATATTTTTACTAATCAAATTAAAACTTATGATTTTATTAACTATTACCAGTACTATTATTAGCGTAGCATTTATTTATCTTTACTTTAAACAATTAAATAAGAATAAGGATATTACAGCAAAGTATCAAGCAACTAAAAACTTTGCAGAAGCTACTATTTCAAAGTCGCCAAATATTCAAAACGCTTTGAATAAAACAAAAAAAGAGCACATTGCGTCTATCTTAGATAAAGTAAGCGCTCATACTAATAACACTACTCCAGCAAGCGAAGGGAAGCCTAAAGCAAATAAAAACCGTCGAAGAAAACCAAGTAATAAAGACTAAAAAATGAAATGCTATAAACAATTAGTAAATTCTAAGTTTTTAGCTAAAGCATCAAAGGAGCTTCAGTATGCCCAAAGCGCAGCATATTCTGAAGCTTCTTTTTTTGAACCACAAATAACTTTTAATAAGTTGACTAGAAGGCGTGTATATGATGATTATATGCAGCATTACGATTTATTAAAAGAATTACAAGATACTCACGACTTAGTTGATAATAGAGATTTAGTATTCTATGTACAAGAGGATAATATACTATTTGTTTACAGCAGATCTAAGTCTATTATAAAAGAAGCGGTACTGTACTCGTACAATGTATATGGTAATGTTCCCCTTCACAAATCAAGACACATAATAAATAACCAAACCTGGTTTACTTTACTAGTAGACACTAGGTTTGAGTTTCCTGGATCTTCTCCAAATTAAGTTAGCATATTTAATATATTATTTGTATAGTTATCTATATGATACAAAAACCTAAAAGCAAAACCCTAGAATGTAAGCACTGCGGTACAGAGGTTCACGGATGTAGTCCAACGGCAACTGGTATAGTGTGCAGTGAGTGTGTTATAGAATTATATTGGCATCCAGAAGATGCTCCAAAAAAGAAATCAGTAGGATACCCTAAAGGCTGGAAATTTATGAAGCAATTTGTACACAAGGATGGTACAGTGTATTTTAAAGGAGTAGAACAACCAGATCTTAAAGGTAAGTATGAGATGACGCCTCTTGCTGTAAAGCAGCTAATAGTAAAAAAGAGTAAAACACAAAAGGCCGCAGAAAAGCAAGAAGCTTTGGTTAAGTTTGCAAAGTTAAAAAAAGAACTAGTCAAAGAGACTAGAGTTACCTATCGCAAAAAAATAGAGATAGAAATAAAACGGTTACAAAAACTAATATAATGAAACTAACAGCAGAGCAATTACAAGATAACTTCAATAAACTAATTAAGTATATTGATACGCACTTTACTGGAGAACGTAAAGATCAATTATTAAAATTATATACAGATCATCAAGAACGACTAATGTTAATGCCGGCAAGTGGCAATATAAATTACCACAATTGTTTTCCAGGAGGATATGTTGATCATGTTATACGGGTAATGGATATGGCTATTGTTGTAAATGATATGTGGAAATCTTTTGGAGCTAACATTAATCACACTCAAGAAGAGCTATTATTTGCTGCACTTAATCACGACCTAGGAAAGATTGGTACAGAAGAAGCAGAACAATACATACCTAATCCGTCAGACTGGCATAGAAAAAATCAAGGAAAGGAGTATACAAATAATCCAATAAACTCCTTTATGACGGTACCTGATAGAAGTTTAAAGTTATTAGCAGACAGAAATATATTTGTATCTGAGAATGAGTGGTACGGAATTAAACTACACGACGGAATGTATGAAGAAGCTAATAAGCCATACTTTATCAACTACAACCCTGAAAGCGCTCTAAGAACAAATTTACCATATATATTACATCAAGCCGATATGATGGCTTCTAAAGTAGAAAAAGATATTATGGGTAATAAAAAGCAAATACAAAAACCTAAAACAAATACAAGTAAGGTTACTAAGGTAATGACAGAAGATGAGCAACAAAGTTTAATAAACGTTTTTGATAAACTTTTTAAATAATGATAATAGTAGTTATTATACAAGCGGTAATTATTGCAATACTATCTTATTTAGTTTATGCAAATTGGAAAAAAGCAGAAAGAGCTTCAGAATACTGTGAAGCTTATGTGCGGTTTATTTCTGCTTTATTCTTCCGTTTCACAGAAACACGAGACAAGATACAAGAAGTAGATAGGTTGGGAGCTTTTAAGGCTGACGACGAAGTAGGATTTATTTTTAAAGAAATAGATCAATCAATAGATGATTTATATAAATTTATAACAAAATATGTCAACACAGCAGAAGATAAAGAAGACGAGAAAACCAAAGACTAAAAGAATGTATTTTGGTCCAGAAGTGGATCTTGAGATTATAAAATACAATAGTTGTGTAGACCCTATAGAGAGAAGCAAGATATACAAAGAGGGAATATCAACCGCGTTTAATAAATTAGTTGAAAATATTATACACACTTTTAAGTTTTATTACACGGCAGATCAAACAATGCAACAACAGCAACACGAGGTTGTAAGTTTTCTTGTTGAAAAACTTCCAAAGTTTAAGCAAGATAACGGAAAGGCTTTTAGTTACTTTAGTATAGTAGCAAAAAACTTTTGTATTTTAAAAAACAAAAGCAACTATAAAAAGCTATTAAATCACGATAGGTTAGATGTAGGTAGTGATCTAGTAATGGGAACTACCTTTGTTGAGACAGAAGCTAAAGAATTAGAACTTAGCATGTTTGTAACCGCATATACAGAATACTGGGACAGTAGAGTAGAAACGGTTTTTTCAAAGCAAACCGATCGAGTATTAGCCTATGCAGTTCTTCACCTCTTTAAAATAAGAGATACTATTGACCTTTTTAACAAAAAAGCACTTTACATATATATACGAGATATGTCAAATGCCAATACTCAGCAAATTACTAAAATGATAAAGTTTTTAAAAGGTAAATTTAAAGTAATGTATAGTGATTATTTGGAGTATGGTTATTTACCAAAAGATAAAGTATACTAATGTTAATTACCATAGACAAAGATGTACTAGTTAGCGTGTTGCAAGATCAAATTAAAAATTGGGAAGAAATAGGAGGAGGAGCAAATTATGATGCTTTTGAGTTTGACCCTAAAAAAGTAAATAAACAACAACTATCTGATTTAGGTTTTTATCAAAACAGAGATTCATGGATAGCAGGAGTGCAAATACAAAAAGCACAACAATACCTTAATCAAATAATAGAAACGCCAAAAATTAAAATTTAGCATTATTTTTTGTTTAAGCTATTTATTATAAAACTAGCCATGGATAAAGATAGTAAATTATTTGACGATAAAACATTCTCAGACCTTTTGAGGGATGTTTATACTAACAGCAAAAAAAAAGAGGCACAAATTGATGGTTTAATAGATCAACTTAAACCAATGATTAAAAGTATGACAGATGCCTCTATAATGGTGCCTCTCGTAAAAGAATACATGGAGGTCTCAGTAAAGAATGATGACAACCTTATTCGCTTAACAGCAATAGTTCAGCGATTACTGGTGGTTTCTGATAAAGGAGCTTCTAAAGATGAACTTGGATTAACAGAAGCTGAAAGAACACAACTACTTTCAGAAGCTCAAGAATTAATAGACAATAGCAAGTAATGAGTTTTTTCGATTTCTTTTCAGACGGAGGTGGCGCTAGTCCAATAATCCCTTCACCAATAAGAAGGAAGATAGTTCCTGGTCACGTTATTGATATAATACTAGACGAGGACCACATTGACTATGAAACTATTGCTGATATTGGAAAAATAAAATATCGTGATTTAGAAAATGGACTTCCGTTTAGTCCAAAAGTTGAAGCAGGTCTTACAACTTATGCATTTCCAATGGATAGATCTATTACAAGATTTCCAATTCCAGGTGAGCAAGTTATGATCTTTGAAGCCTTTGGAGATCAGCTAAAACCAAACGGTTCTGCGCTAGCAAAAATAGCATACTATACTTTTACCGTACCAACAACGCACAACATTACTTCAAACTCATCACCATTCCTACTATCAAACGTAGATACAATTGAGTATAATCGAAGAGTAAACAAAACAACAGCATCAAAACGTTTTGAAAAAAAATGGAAAGATAAAAAGAGCTTTAAAGAAGGAGATGATATTAAAATATATCCACAACTACGGCCTTACGAAGGTGACTTTATTTTACAAGGAAGGTTTGGAAATAGTATTAGATTTGGATCTACATCCGAAAAAGAAAAAAAAGGAGAAGTTAAGCCATGGAAAAGTGTAGGAGCATCAGGAGATCCTATATTAACTTTTCGTATAAACAGAGAGTCTGTGACTGAGAGAGATTCAATGTATACTAAAGAGGATTGGGAAAAAGACGATGTATCAATGTATTTTTGTTCTTCACAAAATATAGAAATAACACTACAGACGCCACCAAGGCTTAAAACGTGGGAAAACATATATAATGTAAAAACAGGAATAACACCATCTGTAAGTAAATTGGATGAAGGGTTGTATAGTAAGGTTATTGATACAACTGTAGATCCACATAAAGAGCTAGAAGATCCAAAAGATCCAAGTTAATAATATAAATAAAATAATATGTCTGGAACACCACCACTTGTAGAATCTGGTTTTCAAAAACAACTAAAAGATCTAGCTAACGCAATAGATAGTAATTATCAAAAGATAGTTAATATGTATGTAACTAATGCTTTGAAGGGAGCAGGTGTTACACCTAAAATTCGAATAGATACACTAAAAGCATTAGCACAAAACTTTCTTGTTCCTCAAGTTCAAAAATTTGAAGGAGGTTGGGGTGAGCATCCCAACGACTCTGGAGGGCCAACTATGAGAGGAGTTATTTCCTCAACTTTTCAAGGAGGGTACAAGAGTCTATTTATAGATGCTCCAAAAGCTGCAGGTTTACCAAATATTAGCGCTATGGCGGAGAATATTATGAAGAAGTATCCTGGAGTAGCGAAGGGTGACAAAAAGAGCGCTGAAGTTAAAGGAGCTCTATATACGTTATTAACTAGCGAAAAAGTTGCATCACTATTTATTTGGAAATTCTTATGTCAAGAAAGTACAGGGTATCCTATAGTTGTAATGGGAGAAGATGCGTGGTTGGGTTATATTCAATTTGAAATGGCTTGGGGAGGAGGACCGGGTTCTGTTTTTGGGGATTCAGGAAAAGCATATTACGATGGCGTAGCAAAAAAGTCTTTTGGAAGAAAGGGTATGGGAACTCCTGGTTGGACAAAGTGGCTATCTGAAACTCTAGGAGAAGATAAAATTCCAGAATTTGCTATTGCATGTTTTTCATCTCAAATTGGATTTTTTGATAGAATAAGTAGACCAGGTAATAAGAATAATGTTTTTCGAAAAGGTTGGTTTAATCGACTATTAAACAACCCAACATCAGCACTAAAGATGTGTATTATTATTAATGAGGTTTTTAATAAAAACTCAACTGGAATGTTCAAATTTGACGAAAACGAAAAAAAGTTCTTATTAAAAAAAGCTAAAATATACGAATCGTTACAGATATCATACCCGGTAGGTGTGTAAATAAAACAAGATGGCAGTAGTAGTAACTTACAATAGTATATTTGAAAAAATTAAATCCGAAGGAGGGCTTGAAAAAGCGCTTGCAGGACAAAATAAAAATCTAGGTGGATTTGGTAACGAAGGAGGAAATCCTGACGAAAGTGGAGGTGCATTTAATCCACAAGCATTAGTCGGTAGTAGTATTGAGATAGAGTTCCAACCATTACCAGTTATTGATTATCCTATGGATGATCAGCAGTTCCAAGGAACAACAACAACTACAAAAGTAGATCTTAATAAATTACTATCAATAAAACCGGGAGGAAAGGGTGGTTTGTTTGTTAACAACTATCTAAAGGGAGAAGGACAGGCAATACTAAACGCTAGTAGGATTATAGTCAACGCTTCGGAGGACTATCTAATGCTATTCGGAACTGATGTAGCAATAGCGTCATCTGGAAACGTAAATATAGATGCTGCAGAGCAAGTTGTAATTTATGGCGAAACGGGTTTATATTTGGGTGTACCAAATAAGGGAGAGGAGTGGAACGAGAATGTACCCCAACCACCTAAAGATAAAGGAGATCCAATACCAAATAATGCATACGAGCCATTAGTCTTAGGCTTTAAATTAGCAAACTTACTTGATGATATACTTTTTGTTTTAAAAAACGCTAACATTATAACAACAGTAGGACAGGCTTATTTCCTAGAAGATACACAGCACGAATTTAGAATGTTAGCAGATCGGATACCTGAAATACTAAGTACATTTGCCTATGTAGATGGAGTGAGTCACGATAAAGCAATAACACCTAAAGCACCACCACCAGAAACAGTCACAGCATATCCAACAAAACTTATAGGTACAATAACAGCAATGGGCCCATCACAAACGGGAGTCAATCCAAACGCAACACCAGTATCACCAATAACATCACCATTAAAAGACTTACCAGGATTTTATGAATCAACAGACGGAGCAACAGTTAACAACACATAAACACTAATGGCAAATTTAAAAGACAAACTAGGACAGATACCAGGAGGTTCGCAAGTAGTAGAGCAAGAAGCTTACACTTACTTTATAATGATGGCTAATGCTTTCAAAGTAGATAAAGGTTTGGAATTAAAAATAGAACAAGCTTATATGTCAAAATACGAAGTGACAGACGAGTTGAGAAAAATGGTAAAAGATAAAAAAGAAACAGATCCAATAATTGGACCACTGTTAAATAAAGCAAATAAAATTGAAGAAATATTTAACATTCCACCACCTGCAACATCACCAAACACAACACCACAACAGACGTATAGGTATATACCAGTAGATGGAGATGCTTTTGTAAGCATAAAAGTTATGTATGGTGAAATTGATGTAGCCACAAAGGAGTATCAAAAGCCAACATACACTGAAGAAACAGCATTAGCTGCGCTAAAAGCATCAGTAGATGCTAACGGTATTGTTGGCGATAATGGTACTACTTATGCACCTGGCAGTGTTACAACAACAACACCTACACCTACACCACCGCTATTTAACGCAGACTCATATCCAAAACTTGAAGAATATATTAAGGGATTAAAAGAGTCTGATTTTTCACCACCGCTACATCAAAAAGCTGCAGGTATGGACGCTAGTACAACACTATACCCACACCCATACTATCCTGGTCAAGATATTAGACAATCCGCAAAGTTTTTTTCTATAGGACCTGATGCGAATATGAAACCGGATACATATACTTGGCTATATAATAATTGTGCTTTTTATGGTTTTTTACCATACGGACACCCTACCCAAAATGCTGTCTACTATGTAGGAGCAGAAAAACTAAAGCAAAAAATTAAGGTAGAAAATAATGTACCTAAATCAATGTCGAGTTTATTAAAAACCGAATTATCAAAAGACATAGTAACAGTAACTGTTGAAAAAATAGTATCATTTAGTACAACGGGCGAAAGTGAGTTTCCAATGGATCCATCAATAGATCTAATTCCACAAGCTTTAATAGCAAACAAAGAAAAACAAATACAATGTGCTATAATTTCAGGAGTGAGTGCGCAGCCAATGAGAACAGATGTTGCAACAGCCATGGCTGCTATGATAAAAGCTGCAAAGGCTGAAGGTATAAGCTTAGCTATAAACTCAGGATTTAGACCAGCATTTCCTGCAGGATGGCCAAACAAAAAAAGCGGAGGTGGAAGTGCGGTAACTTCAAAAGGAGCAACAGTAAGTTTATGCGATCAATATTCACTAAGAACTCAAAGTAGATGGAGAGGAGGTGGAACTATGACAGAAGAACAAAGACTAGGTGCAAGCTCAGGTAAGTTTGATCCAGCAACAGCCCCACCAAATTCATCTCAACATGGAAATGGAGTTGCAGTCGATTTGAATACAGGAGGATTTCCACACTATCCAGCAAACCCGTTTATTGCGGGTGGAAAGAATATGTCTTGGTTAAATGAAAACGCTCATCGTTTTGGGTTTATAAGAGCAGTATCATCGGAAGCTTGGCATTGGGAGTATTATCCACCAAACAAACCAGATGTTAATGGTAAGCACTCTAACATGGGTCCATACGCTATCGTACCAAAATCAAATTCAAATTGGGGACCATATAACACGGATAATTGGAAGTCGAAAGGTTTATTTGTAGGTAATGTTGGATCAACCGTATAGCTTATGCCACTTAATTTTGAATTAGATTTTACTCAGCCACTTGTAAACGATATGACAATGGGTAATCTTAGCGACGGTGAAGATTTTGCTAAAGCTATTGTCAAGTACTACATTGCAGCAGTAAAAAAAGGTATGCCCGTAGGTGTACCACCGTCACTTCCTGCACCGGGTCTAAATCCACTTGCACCCCCACCGTTTACAATAGGAGCTTCAGCAATAAAAGTAAACCCTACCAACAAAAAAGTGATGACGCAAACAATAAAAGCTTATATGGTATCTAAAGAGCTTTTATTAAATAAAGGGGCTGTTTTAGGACTTAAGCAATCCTTAGAAGGAGTTACAAACCATCTAAAGATGAAAAAAAAAGAAATACAAGATACAATTCAAAAAACAAAATTGCTTGTAAAAGAAATTGCAAATTTACCAATAACTATTCAAGATCTTGTTGATGGATGTAAGGAGATTATACAAGAAGAAAAAGAGTCGTTAAAAAAATTAACAAACCTCTTTACTACTCTTGAAAGCGAATTTACAAAAGATGAGATTGCTGGTATGTTTGCTGAAGAGTTATCGCTAATCGATACTGTTAGTAATTTTAAATTAACTAGCTTTGAAGACTTACAACAAATACCACAAAAGTTCATACAAATAAATACAGCAATTAGTAGAATAGCAAAGAGTACCGGTACGGTAGGATTAACTACAAAAGTAGAAAATTCTGCAGACTTAGCAAGGGTGAGAGAGCTAACAAGAACTCAAGACAACATGCCACTACTAGGAACAAGCTTTATAAGTTCTGCTATGAGTCTTAACTTAGACGCACAACTTGCTGATGCCACAAGAATTACAATAGCTAAAGAGGATAGGGTAGCCGCAGCAAAGCATTATATAGCTTCAAAGTTAGCACAAGCTGTAACTTCTATTGAAGCGTTAGCTAAGATAGTGCTAAGTCCACCATCATTTAAAACCTACATGAATAGGTTAATACAAAAAAAACCACAACATACAAAACTACTTAGAGCTATTGAAAAGTTTGAATTTATTAAAAACATAGCTGAACCTGAACTTAAAAAATTAGAAAAAAAAATACAAGAGTTAAAGCGAGAAATCCAAATAACAATACAGCCTAAGATAGATAAAATAAAACAAAAAATAGAAGATAAGATAGCAGAAGCAACAAAAAAGCTAAACCAAAGTCAAGCAGTTGTTCTTTTTAAAAAAGTTAAAAAAAAGGTAAAGGAAATAGAAAAAAACCAAGTTGCACGTGCAAAGAAGGTTAAAAAGAAAATACAAAAAATACAAAAAGCTCTATTAATGGGAACAGATCTAGCACAGAGATCGGTACTCTTAGCAAAGAGCTTAGAAGCAGAAGTTGCTAATATTGAGATAGAACTAAAATTACTTGTGGCAGATGTTACTACTAATTTTTCAAAAATAAAGGATTTAGGAAAAGGAGATCTAGAAGCAAAACTTAATGAGGCAAATAGAGTTCAAGCTAGCGCTGTCAGCACTATAGCTAATACAAGCGCAATTACTGCAGCACCTCAAAATATAAACTCAGTACAAAGCGGAGCACAAGCTGCACAAAACATAGGCAACACCGTACAGAACCTATCAAGCACTGCAGCTAGTACACAAACAAGTTTAAGTAGCTTAAAGAATATATCTAACACTAGTGGAGATCCTGAAGTAACAGCATATCTCGTAGATGTTGGAATGACTGATTATGCAAAAGTTATAGCTGCAATGGTTGCTAAAACTGGAGCAGATTTGTTTACGCTCAAAAAGGTACTAGAAACAAAGCGAAGTAAGTTTGGGGCATATAAAGAAACTATAGTAGATTTAGTTAAAAAGGCAAAAGAACTAATGAAACTTGTTCAAGAAATAGCAAACGAAACGCACTTTCCGGGAGCCGCAAAGATAATACAAACAGCATCAGGTATAGGAAATAAAATAGCGACTTCTAGTGTAGGTCGGTTTGTAGTAGGGCAGGCATACTCGTTAAGGCTACTGCTAGACGATATCCAAAAAAAAGTTAAGCCGTATATTGATAAAGCAATAGCTTGGATTAATAAGCAGCTACAGACACTAAAAAAGTATATTTTAAAAAAAGCAGAAGAGGTTAAAAAAGAAGTAGAATTATATTTACTAAATCTCCTTCCTCCAACCTTTATGAAAAAAATGAAGGAAGAAATCTTAATTAAAAAAAACTATATAGAAGCTAAGAAAAAGAAAATAGAGCATTATCAAAGAATAATTAAACGATATGCTCGTAAATTTAAGTTTGTAGCAAGGGCAGGAAAGGGGTTTTTGCAGCTATCAAATAATGTAATAGCAGGACAAAATCTAAGATATCCACCAAACGAAAAACCAATAACAGACCTACTTGAAGGTATGTATGGACTGCAGTTAGACGAGTTGGATCCAAGAGGAGGTCAAGCAAAGAGTATATTAGATGAAAAAAAAGAAGCTTATCGTAAGCTTGGGCAACTTAAGGCTATTGATAAATTAGCAGCTGGACTATTTCTATTTCTTAAAGAGGTATCAAATAGCACACTAAAAGAGTTAATGCAAAAAGATATTGATGATTTTTTAGAATCAGTAAAAAGTACTAATGCGCCATACCTAGCAGCCATGGAGGTTGTTGCAGGAATAATGAAATCCCCACCCGCTAGCGAAAGCTTATTATTAAAACTACTTTCAGATTTAATTATAGACAACACCTTTGAAGATAACTTTAACATTGCATTTCAAGAGCCAACTGTAGTAAACTTTTTTGTTGAATTTGAACGTAAGTATTTAAAAAAAGTAATAGAGACTTTAAAAACTCTTGCAGACGCTAAGGCAGATGATAAGTCGGATTTTAGTATACTTATGAACCGGTGGGCAAATAGCTTGGATAAAAAAGTTCCTATTATAAAATTCCTATTACAAACAGTAATGAAAATTTTTAAAAAAATAAAAAGCTTTATAGAGGTAAAGATAGAAAAGTTTCTAGCAAAGGTAGAAAAAAAGCTTAAAGAAGAGCTTGAAAAGATTAAAGAAAAACATGAAGCCGAGTTAGAGTTGATAAGAAAGAGGTTGGTAAATGTTGACGCTATTATGATGTCAGTGGCTTTTGGTTTAGCGGCAAGGTTGTTTTGGACGGGAGCAAATTGGAAGGGACCAACTGGATCAACCCACATAACGTTTACTATAGGGCCATTTGTTAAAATGAAAGCACTACCAGAAGATGGCGTTGTAGGCTTTGTAAGAGAGATGGCAAAGAGCTTTGAGCTACAACTAACCACTATGGTGGGCTTAGTCCAAGCACCACCAAATACTTTGATCCCACCTATACCATTTGTAGGCTACAAATAAAAAAACTAACTATTTATAATAAAAAGCATGAAAGCATCGGATTTTATAAAAATAATGCGCAAAGTTGTACGAGATGAAGTACGAACAGTTATTCAAGAAGAATTACGCTCAATTAAGCCAATATTGAACGAAAGCGCAACCAAGACAGTGAGAGTAAAACAGGCAACTGAGCCACTGCTACAGAGCACTAAAACAAAGGTACCAGCAATAAAGACTGCATTTACTGGACCATTAAAGGATATTTTAAACCAAACAGCACAGAGTATGTTAAATGAGTCGTATGAGGATGATGAGTGGCCAGATATGAATCAAGGAGCTCTTACTTCGGAAGACGCTCAAGTTGGAATATCAAGTATGTCTAGCCTAGCAACAATGCTAGATGACGATGCTCCACTACCACAAAACTACAACACTAGCGATCCAACCCGAGCATTTATGAAAGATTATTCAGCAGTCCTTAAGGCAGCCGAACAACACGCCATAGGTAAATGATAAGAGAGCAGCAGTATATTAATCCAATAGATTTCGAGCTGAGCACAGCTCTTGGATTAGACTTGCCTACAAACGGTCCCGCAGGAGCTACTTTTAAACTCAACTACCTATCAATAGATCAAGCTTTTGCAAACGCAAAAAACCTATTATTTACAAACAAAGGAGAGAGAGTGATGCAACCAAACTTTGGATGTGACTTACAGAATACGGTATTCGAACAGGTGAACGAAGACATTGTAGAGTTGGTAGAATCCAATATCAAAACAGCTTTTAGTTACTGGTTGCCTTACATATATATTAATAAGCTTGAAGTAGAACCATACGAAGATAAGAATCGAATTAATATACTTTTCATAATGAGTTTACAGGGAAATAAAATAGATACAAGATCAATTCAATTTGATGTACTAAATACACAGTAAATGGCTAATATAGTAAAATCAACATCAAAGGATGTTAAATATTTAGGTAGAGATTTTGATTCTTTGAAAAAGGGATTAATTGAATTTACAAAAACATACTACCCAGATACTTATAACGATTTCAATGAAGCGTCACCAGGAATGATGTTTATTGAAATGGCTGCATATGTTGGTGATGTACTAAATTATTACGTAGACTCTCAATTCAAAGAGTCGCTATTATTACACGCAACTGAACGTAGAAGCTTACTAGCAATAGCAGGAGCAATGGGATACAAACCAAAGCTCAGTATACCAGCACAAGTTGATTTAACGGTTATGCAACTTTACCCTGCATCTGGAAGTGGTGGCCCAGGTGGAGAATATACCTTTGATCCAAGGTATGGATTAAAGATAGACGCAGGAATGAGTGTAAGAGATCCAAATACTAATATTGAATTTATAACACAAGAGGCAGTGGATTTTAATGATAGTACTCTATATTCTCCAACCGAAACTACTATATACTCTACAGATAACGATGGCGTAGCAAACTACTTTCTTGCAAAAAAAACAGTAAGAGCTATATCTGCACAAACAAAAACTCAAGAAATAATAGTAGCAAGTACACAAAAGTTTTTTAAATTTCAAATAACCGACGAAAAGCTAATAGCAATCGAGAGTATAATTGACTCCGAAGGTAATACTTGGTATGAAGTTCCATATCTTGCTCAAGATACAATTTTTGAAAAAGTAGAAAATACACAATTTAATGACCCAGATGCGGCTGTGTACAGTCAAGATACTCCGTATCTAATGAAACTAAAAAGAGTACCTCGTCGCTTTGTATCAAGAACTACTGATGCAGGATTAGAAGTACAGTTTGGAGCCGGAGTTAGTGGCTCACCAGACGAAGAATTACTAGCAACTCCTGAAAACATTGGACTAACACTTCCAACTGGAAAAGATGACATAGACGCAAGTATTGATCCACAATCGCCTATTTTTACGGGTGCATATGGTATAGCTCCATCAAACGTTACACTCTACGTAACCTACTTAGTAGGTGGTGGAGTAGCAAGTAATGTAGCAAGTAACACCCTTACTGATGTGATAAAAATCAGCACCAACACAGACTCTTTTCCAACAAACACCGGTATTTTAAATGCAAATATACTAAACTCTGTAGCTACGATTAATTTAAAACCTGCAAATGGTGGTAGAGCCGAAGAAAGCTTAGATGAAATTAAACAAAATACTTTAGCTCAGTTTACATCACAAAATAGAGCTGTTACAAAGGAAGATTATATAGTGAGAGCATATGCAATGCCAAATGTGTATGGAAGTGTATCTAAGGTTTTTATTACCCCAGATGAGCAGTCAAACATTGGAACATCGGAGATCAACGATACAGTAGCTAATCCGTTAGCACTAAATATGTATGTACTAGGTTATGACTTGAATAAAAATTGTACGATTGTAAACCGAGCTGTAAAAGAAAATTTAAAAACATATCTATCGCAGTATAGAATGCTTACCGATAGTATTAACATAAGAGATGCTTATATTATTAATATTAGCGTTAATTTTGATATTATACCATTGCCTGGATTCAACGCCAACGAAGTGCTACTAAGTTGTATTGAAACCTTTAAAGATTATTTTAATATTGATAAGTGGCAATTAAACCAACCAATAGCATACAGCGATTTATATACAACATTACTAATGGTTCCAGGCGTACAGACTGTACCAAGAGTAATGATAGATAATATTGCAGACCCACTCTCAGGATATAGTAACGTATTGTATAATATTAAAGATGCAACAAGAAATGGAATAGTATACCCAAGCCTAGATCCAGCAATTTTTGAAATAAAGTTTCCAAATAACGATATAAAAGGACGCATAGCAACATACTAACATGGTACTAAGATTTTATCCAACAAAAGACGCAACAATATACGAAAGCTCTCCACAAGAGAATACAGGGCTAGACACTATATTAGATTTAGTAAAAACAGTAGAAGGAACTGGTAGCTATAATTCACGAATACTTATAGACTTTGACTACTCCGCAATTTCTGCTAGTATTGTTGAGTTAGGTCTTAATCCAAATAGCTTTAACTGGAACCTAAAACTATACAGTACAGAAGCCTCAGAAATTCCTTTAGACTTTACATTAGAGTGTCATCCTATTTCTCAATCATGGAATATGGGAGTTGGTCGATATGGTAACCTACCAGCAACTACAGAGGGTGTAAGTTGGCGGTACAGGCAAGGACTTTTGACACCACTCACAACTTGGACTACAAGCTCGTTTGCAGCTAATTCAACGGGATCGTATGTTACAGTACCAGGTGGATGTAGTTGGTATACTACAGCTACGGCATCTCAATCTTTTGCTTATAAAGTATCTGATATAGATATGAATGTGAACGCAATAGTACACAAAGTACAATCAGGCTCTATATCTTTTAGTGGTTTTATTTTAAAAAAACAAGTAGCAGACGAGACATCAATTACCCCATTTAATAGTATAAAGTTTTTTAGTAAGGATACACATACTATATACTCTCCCGTACTTGAAGCTAAATACAACGAAAGTCAAACTAATAGTACGTTACCGGAAATAAACACAAACGAAGAATGCAATGTTATTGCTATTAATTTAAAGTCCGAATACAAAGAGTCTTCAATTCCAAGACTTAAGTTTTCAGTTCGATATAGATATCCAACACTAACATACACAACATCATCAGTATACCTAGATAGATATAAAATACCAACTGGATCGCAGTATGCAATATATAGCGCACACACTAACGATCCAATTGTAGAATTTAGTAATTATACTAAGGTTAGCCAAGACTCCGGTGGAGTATACTTTAGTTTACCACTAGAAGGATATCAACCTGAACGCTACTATAAAATACTATTAAAAATTCCAAATTCAGGATCATTTGGAAGTCAAATTTATGACGGAAATTGGATATTTAAAGTTGCAAAAAGTTAATGAAAAATTTTGATAGTTCGCTAATTGGAGATTTAAACGACGACGATTTTACTAAATACGTTACTTCGTCTGTATTTGAACTATACCCAACAAGTAGCATAAACGAAAATAACACAGTTTACGATCTCTTTCCAGCTATACTAAACAGACCACCAATTATTACCAATTCTATATCGGAAGCTTCGCTACCAAAGATAAAGAATATATCTATGGCTGATGCAACTGGTACATACTTGTATAGTGACGAAGAGAGGGTTATTAAGGTTTTAAAAGGTGTAACTTTTACTTTAAGATTAGATGCAATACAACCAAACACATTAAATATTGAAAATGGTATTCCTAAAGTAATTTTACCAAACGAAAAACTAGAATTTACTTGGAAGCATAACGACAGCAAGATTACCTCTACAGAAATACCATCACTACAGAACGCTATAACAATAGAAAACAATACAATTCGATTTCAAAAAATACAACCCATACAAGCCGGAGTATATACGTGCACGGTAACTAACGATATAGGATCTACAGAGTCTGGACAAATTACGCTAGAAGTACAAAATCCTGATAGAGATAATATGTTTTATCGAAATCTTGTTAAAAACGGAAACGCTACTAACGGTGTAGAAGATTGGGAGTCTGCAACTGGTGATTTATTGGCATTCAAATTAAATACAAAGCCTGCAGAAAAATTAATAGAGCCACATAAGGCAAAGCTATTTGGATACAACACAGAGCATATGCATCCAAAACCATATCAATTAGATGTTGGAGTAGTAAAAGATATAAACTATGAAAAAGATTTTGTAGTAGGAGGAGGTGGTGGTTACTTTACAAGAGGCATTTATAAGTTAGAAAAAGCTGGAGGAAAGTCTTATGTAAAGTTTTATCAAGACATAGATGTATCTTCTATTCAAGATATGATAAAGGGTGGTGTATATGGAATTGACGGCGTAAGAGCTGTCTTTGGGTGTTATATAGGTAATGCACTAAGTTATTATATACCGACACTACCATTGATGGCTACAAAAGCTGGAACATCGGATCCCAAAAACTACTTTCAGGGTGCTCCACGAATCTCTGCAGAAAACTTCTTAAAAGCAGGACCAGGAAAACCAATTGGTCAAGCGTATGTTACAGTCGAAGAGTATAATAAAGAATCTAAACTACAATCAAAAGTATTAGATAGCAGTGGTAATATTCGAGTAGTTAATAGAGTGGCATTACAAGATCCATGGAAAAAGCAACTAGATAGGCAGTGGGGTATAGCTCGTAATTATTACGAAGAAGACTTATATCTTATAGGAGAAAAATCAAAAGGTACTTGGCTCGATAAAGTATTATTTGCCGCAGATGAATTGTATCCACAACGAAGCTTTAGACCAACACATGGACAGTATTTAGAGTTTAATAGAGTAGTTTTAGATAGACTTAATCCAAATACTACAAAAGTTCGAATAACGTTAAATTACGGTATAGATGATATGAGGATTTGGGCAACACACGAAAACGAAGAGTTTGGTCTAGAAGATATGCCAGAGTTTATTAGTTGGGAAACAAATTGGCCAACAAATAAATTTGAACCACAAAGCGAAAATAATAATACCATAAAGTGGATACGAGGCTTAGAGACTAATGGGTTTAAGGATAAAACTATCAAAACAGTAAGAAAAGCACCAGCGCCTAGAGTAGCAATAACAGGATTATCTTTAAGTCTATTACCTATAGAAAAGCAAAATCAACAAACAACACAGTATTATACTAACGCTACATTAAACGAAAACAATAGACCAGCAGAAAAAATAAACACACCATTAGACATTGGAACCGTATACGATCCTACCGGTAGATTAACTAGGAACCTTTATATACAATTTCAACATCGAGGAAGTTTTACGTTAGAAGAACCTGAACGGTTTAGAACATCAATAGCTTTATATGAGCAAATAGCAGATGTTGTTCCTGGTCCACTTACAGTCCCTGGTCCACTTACCGCATTATCAAGCAAAAAAGATAATGGAAAACATATAATAATACCACTACAACAAGATGGTTCAATAAAGGTTTATGGAGTATCACCGGAAAACCAAGCAACTCAGATGGACTCCGTAAGTGAGACAGTACCAGCTTATGCTAAAGTAGTGTCAAGTATTCCACACAAGGCTTTATGGGCTCAAAGAAATAGCAATGCTTCATATATCGAGATTGAAGAGCTTCCGGAAGACCTACAAGCAAAAATAGATGATAGCGTTACAGCGTACATGGATTTTGCATCCACACTATATAATACACTCGAAAGAAATAGTACTGTATTTTGCTCACTTACACACCCGCTAATATTGCACTCTGGTTACTCTAATAAGGAAGGAAGGCAATTCAACCTAGCACCATACAAAGATTATACAGCAATACCCACTAATGCTATTAATGCTAATACGGTTGTACGGGTACAGAAACCACACGACTCAAAATGGACAATCATAGATGAACCATCATCGACTATACTTTTAGGTATAGATAAAAATAAAATATTTCCAGGAACAGCTCCACAAAGCACGCTAGTAGCACAGTGGGCTGGAAGATTCCGATATATATTACACTATATGTCACGAAACTCTGTAGACCAGAGTACAGTAGCAAAGACTTATTATTTAGATATAAATACTAATCCAAAAACACAGCAAGTAGTAGGGTCGTCGGGTATAGACATAAGATTGTATAGTGATACAACAATACAAGATAGTATCCCAGCAGAGTTTGAAGTAAAAGATTACAGAATAAATGATATGGAAAACTTTGAATTTGATTTACCAATAGAATTGCTTTCAACACCAGCAGATGAAGGAGGCTTAGGTATTCCATTAATTACAAACTTTACAGCAAACTATAACGGTGCAGCAACATTAGCAGTGCTTATGAACGCTCCACACATGGTAACACAGGATATTATTGATAAGTACTTTGATATAGCACTTGCTGCTATAAACATATCAACAAGTGCAGCAATACAGCAGTATAGGTTTGCGAACCGTGAGTTAGTTGCTATTGAAGAAAAAAATACTATAATCAAAGTCTGGAGTGATCAAAAGTTTAGTGCTATTTCTTTGATAAACAACATTAAAGAGACTGTTATGTTAGTTCAAGAAAAATTAGAGGAGGTGAAGGAGTGGCTTGGTAGTGTTATCCAGGGAGGTTTTGAACAAATTAGAGATTGGATTATTAGAAAGTTACGTGAAATAGACTTTGATTACAGAATTGGAGCGTGGGGAGCATATGTTTATCCTATTCGCTGGGTGGGTGATATTAGTTATGGTGGAAGAACCTTAAGAGACTGGCAAACCTACTTTGATCAAAGGGACGATCAATACGAAAGAGACTTAGCAGAAAAAGAGCGACTAGAGAGAGAAGAAGAAGCAAACGCAGCTATGGCAACTCTTAACATGGAAAAAAATATTGATCAAATAAATGAAGATAAAGCCGCATTTAAAGAAACTTTTACGGAAGACTTAAATAATCTATTGTATGGAGGCGGTACCCTAACCGTTAAAGATTTTTATGAAGACTATCAGTTTGATAAAATAGAGAATACAGATATCGAAATTCCATATCCAATACTAGATCCAAGATACGAAACAATACTATACGCAATGACACTAGCTCCCCAAGACGATGCAATTATTGCTGACGGTTCACCTATGAGAGGAAGAAGTACAAATGGAAGGATGTCATATACCTGCAAATACCTACCAGTAGAAAACATAGGTAAAGGACCTTTACGTAGCTTTCCACAACTGCCTCCAAATGAGTATAAAATACTTACTAAACCTGCAAATGTAAAGGCCTTTATAAGTGGAATAAAAACACCACTACTAACAGACGAAGCAAAAAAATATTTCTATGCAGCACTTTTGCTAAAAAATACGAAACAAAGCTAGTTATTAGTATACTAGGATATGTAATATGGCTTCTAAACAAATAGCAGTTCAAATAAATAATATAACTGAAGATGTAGCAATCCGAGCAGGAGAGTTTTTTCTCCTTCCAGAAAATCAAGTACCTCCAGTAATAGAATCCGATATAACCAGAAACGTAATTCAAACAACATGGATTGATGGATACATAGACGGGTTACCTTCCTATAAAACTCTTGAGCCAATTAACGGTACAATTACAATACTAAAAGGTACAGCAGTTGAGTTTAGTGTAATAGTGTCGGATCCATCCATAATTAATCCAGTCACTTTAGGCGACGATGTGGAGTTGCAGTATGTTTGGAAAAAAAATGAAGAAGATATTGTAGCAATTAATGCACTAGAAAATGGAAAAGGAATATCGGGTATAGCTATATCAGCAGAAAAGTCAACTGAAGAAGCAACAGGGTATTATGAATGTCATATATCTAATAGATATGGAACAGTAGTTTCTGAAAGATTAAAGGTTGTAATAGTTAATCCACTAAAGCATCCTATGCTTTTTACCAACATACTAAAAAATGGATCATCTGCAACAGACTGGGAAACAGATGAAGGTATAATTACTAGAACTTTTATCGATAATTATCCACAAGCAAATGGATGCGGTAGTCTTCCAAATTTACGGTATTGGGATTATGGTAGAAGGTTTAATAATATGACGTATGAGTGGGAAGAGAAGTTTGATAGCAGTGGTAGTATAATTGAAGCAAATAAAAGAAAAGCTCCTAGATACCCCTCCGCTAAACAGGATTTTGGATTTTATCAAGGTGCCTTAGACGCATCGCTGTACAACGTATTTAAAATTTGGAGGTCAAAAAATCCACAATGGTACAGCATGAACTCCGCAGATCTTCCTAAGGACGGCGGAACAATATTACCAGACTGGCTAAATTGGCAGCTAAGAGAATTTCCTCCTGCCTTAACATCCAACGAAGACGTTGATACCTTTCATCAAAAGTGTGGAGCATTTTATCCAGGACTTAATTGGATCGACAAATACAACAACAACAATCCAAATACAAGTCTAGTCGGAGAAGCAGCTGATAGCATGCTTACATACATATCGCGTGATAAAATCAAATTTGAAAAAGATGGAGGTGCAGCAACCGTAACTTGTACACAAACAGTAGATTTAAACGAAATCTCGCCATTAATAGATGGTAAGGTTTTAGGAATAGAAAAAATGGCAGCTCAGTTTTTTGGATATGCGGGAGCTGGAATTACTGGGTATAAAATAAAAGCAAAGTCTTACGATAAGGATGGAATTTCAGGAACAAAAGAACACAACTGGTACATCTTAAATCCAGAAGATTTTTGGGAGCATTTAAAAACTAACACATATCTTAACGTTGATGGAAATCGCCTACAAATTGTTCCATTTAGCAGTATTGAGATAATACCGTTAATGGAAGATGAGACCGATATAGAGCTAACAATGCAAGGTGCTGAGGGTGATGATTTAATAACATACAAATTAAACACACCAGACGTCCAGGATATTTTTGCAGTAAAAGAAAAAGCGTATTTACCGCTTACTTGGTACCCTATATTTGAACTAATGTCAGCTTATCACTGCGACATTAAAGTTTTTGGCCAAATATATGCAACAACTCGATCATTAAAACCACTAATGTCGCCAACAACGTCTAAGTTAGAAAAAGCATTACTGAGAACCGATTACAGTATAATGTGGCTTAATGGTATTGATAAAACGTTTGAAAAATACCATAGCTTACAACTGCTAGCCCACGTAGTTGCTAAGAGAGAACAACTGGCGCAAGTCTATCAAGAGTTAGCTATAAAAAAGCAGGCATCAGATGAAGCAAAAAGAGCATATATAGATACACAACACAGGGTAGCACAAGAGTTGGCACAAAGCGGAATTTTTCCAAACCCTAGTAGAGTTATCAATGACGAAGAAGTAATTGCTGCTAGAAGCGCATACGATTCTATAAAAAGCCTATATGAGCAACAAGCCCAAGCATGCCTACTACTAATACAGGCATACAAACCGTACGAAGTATTAATGAAAGTGTGGGGTAATAACGCACTTGCAAACACAGCAACCACCAATGCAACAAGCTCTGAGCTTGCAGCTATGGCTTTAGATTTACGTGAAAAATATAAAAAATCATATAATAGTGTTGTAGCTTTTTTAGCATTACAACCTTCCAATGTTCCAAGTATAGTACCAAACCTTAAAACACCTAACGGAGTCAGTCCTCTTTCTGTTGTAAAAAATCGGCTTGGAAACTGGATTGTAAATACTAGCGCCTACTTATCCGTTGATCAACAAACAGCTAATCCAATACTAGCTTCTGATCCTATAAACTGGAATCCAACTACTTTTTTTCAAAGCATATATAGGCTATCCTCGTTTCGAGGATCCGAGGGTAGATATTCCAAAACAACAATAAATGCTGTGTTTTTAAATAAGCAGGTTTGGTGGGATACAACACCAACTACGACAACAGAAACTTACACTGACAGTTTTGGGATTATCCGAACAAGAAGTAAACAAACGCCTGCAGGAGAACCCTTAAATTTAAGGGAGCTAGATAAGCAGTTTAAGACCCTAATAGCTAAGGGTTCTTCACCATACCCAATACATTTGTTTGACCAGATTATGGCAAGTGGTTTTTACGTAACAAACCCCGACAAGCTACAAGCTATATATGAAACAATTGAAACTTTTTGGGCCAAACAACTAGTAATAGGTGGTGAACAGCTAATAGTACAGGAGCGAGAGGAATTACAACAACTGAAAAATGATGTAAACAATCTTTTAGACAAAAAAGCTTTAGAATTAGGGCAGTCAATATATACAAGTGTGGAATCCCAGATTATAAGCGAACAAACTCTTATTGAAACAGAACTTGGAGAAGATTACTTAAAGCTTGACACACCAATAAGTGGCGTGCTATATGATGCAGATGAAGAATACACTAACACAAAACGAGAATATAAAATCAGGAGACTTACTGCGGAACAACGCTTATGGCCGGATCGGCGTGATTATAGTAATTATTGGGGTAGGAAACAGAAAAAAAACTGGAATGGTCGTCGAGACGCTTATAATCAAGAAATAGCAACTATAACAACATTAGATCGAGAACTAGATGTTGCACATTTCCAAAATTCAAAATCTAATTTTCTTAAAAACGCTTTAAAAATAACTAGCGTAAGCGAGGATGCTATGCTAGAATTAACAAACCTATATCCTGAAGGACAATTCCCAAATAAAGATACTAAAATGCTGTACATACAAAACCTAGCAACAGTGGGTTATGGTGAAATAGAGTTTATAAAGTCTAATGAAGTGGTACCTATGACCCCACTCCAACTAGTTAAATTATTGCAATTCCGAAAAAATCTTACCGGAACAGCGATAAGCCAGGGTACAGCTCTAAGGCAGTATTACACACGATTTCTCACTAAAGAAAAGAAAACTGCAATAGAAGTTAATTACGAAAAACTTAAAAAAGAACTTCCAATTAATATTGCTAAAAGTAAAGCTAATGCAATAGCACAAGCAAGAGCTAGTTTTATTGAAGATAAAAATAATAGAGTAGATATACTTAAAGAGTTTCCAAAATCAATAATAAATAAATTTGAAAATATAGAAACAGTAGTTGATAAAAAAAAGTTAGCTGCACGTCTTATACAACAAATACAACAAGCAATGCAGCAGCCTGGCTACGTAGAGATAATTCAAGCAGCGGATATACAAATACAACAAAGTCAAGAAGAACTAAGAAATATAAAAAAAGAAGATTTTGCTGATAAAAAAGATAAACTTGTATTCAAAGCAGCAACAGAATTTCCGTTAAATTCTCCACCAATACTTCCAGACTATCCTCTTGGACTTACAAGACTTCAAGCATATATTAATCATAAAAAGGATGTTCTTAGAGCATGGAAGGATAGACAAAAAAGTAGAAACGATCGGCGATTAGCTCAAGAGGCTATAATTTTAAAACAAAAAAATATTATAGCACTAGCTAACAGTAGTAGGTTGCCAGTAACGCTATACACACGCGCTGTGGATGTTTATGAGGATTTACCTAACAACGAACAAGCTGAGGTAAATGGTTGGGGTAGTACAGTTGATACGAGAAGTACTTCTAAAGGTTTATTAGGCTGGGAAGAAGAAAATCACAATAACACAATACGCGATCTCGATAATAGACTTGCTTCAGCAGAGGGTAGGATTTGGCCGGACCGGCATGATTGGGAGGGGAGTTGGGGCAAAAAACACAAAGATCACTGGCGCGAAAGAAGGGATGCTTATAACGCTGAGGAATTGACAGTTTTATTACTAAAACTAGCAGAACTTGTACGATATAGGAGCACCGACTACTACAAAGACGTATATGGATCTCAAGGACCTCCGGGAAATCCAGCCGGTGTTGGCGGTAGCGATCACTCATACCACTTTAACTCGAATGCTGCATTTTTTGCTAAAAAAGTACAATTTTCTACTGCATTTCCAACTGAACCAGGTACGTGGGATCAGCTATCTACACTACCAGAAACAAGACAAAAAAAAGCAATCAAAGATCCAGGAGCAGCTGCAATGTTTGCCGTTGGAGATACTGTTTTGATTCCAAAAAATACTCGATACATTAAAACTAAAATAACTTTTCGACATACAGGAGAGGCAATATACGATACCGATACAGAGACTAGAAACTGGACTAAAGAAGAAATTTATAGAACAGATTTTGATTTTGAAAATCCAACATCAACACCCCTCGAAGAGTATGGTTTTCCTCGGTGCGGTGTTACAATGGCAAAGTTGTTGATACTAACACAAACAGAACAACTTACACCACAAGTTACATCTTACTATATACCACCAGCAGGATATACCGCTGTAGGATTGAGAAAAAAAGCGCTTTATTCGACTCTAAATAATACATCTAAATTTGCAGACTTTGGATATAGTTTAATACAACCAGAAACTCCAGAACAATTTAGTGGCATAAATCTACAAGATGAAGCAGCAATGATTAGTCAATATCAAGCTAGTTTATTTGTAGCACAACCAGCTGTAGCAGAAAGCGTAGAAGGCGCTATGTCTGAGACTGATATAATAGCTTATGGAGATTTTATATCAGACGTAGAAGCAGAAGCTACCGATTACGAAGATGGAACAGAAGTGCCAACTGAAGAAACAGCTAGTGGTTTAGACGAAGATGGTGATGGAGTGCTAGACGAAGATCAGCAACCTACAAGTCCAACAAATAATACCGAAGAGGCCGACAATAACGACTCAGAAGAAACAAATACTAGTCCAGGTATTTATTAAAACTAACCTATTTATAATAAAATAAGTGGCAAAGGGAGAATTAAAGATCAAGCTAGTAAACGCAATTGCACCTGCAGCTGCAGTAATTAACAATGCTTCAAATTTAATTCAAGGAGTAAAAGAGCAAGCACTGCTGGTAATAGATAAAGAGCAGTTAGCAAAGCAACCCCCCATGCTTACACCACCTACACCAACTACACAAGCAACTGGTGTACTGCAGAGTGTAGTAAGTCCATTTGGTAACTATCCAAACAACGTTAATAGCTGTCCAAATGACGCAGTAGTCTTAACTGTATCTAATAATATAGATGTTGCATTAGACTTAGATTTTAGGATAAGTACGTATATAAAAGCTAATAACGATCTTACATTAAACGTTGAACAAGATGTATTAAATTTAGGATACATTTCTGGAAAATATAAAGTACGTTACGATTTTTATAGAAACGTATTAGGTTCTGGAGACGGTCATAAGATTGAAATACAAGAGATAAGTTCAGATGGATTAGAGGCAAGAGTTGTAGCTGCAACCCATCCAACACTTGACGGCTTTAACTTCAAGAATTTTTTTAGTAGTGGGCTTTTTGACACTCCAAAATCACAAATACTTCCAAACTTATCACTCTATAAACAGGATGGTGTAGGTGTAGTATCTTTTAGAGTATTTGATTATATTCAAGATAAGCTCACAGTAGGAATAGCTCCTTACTCTATCATCTTAAAGTTTAATTCTCCACTTCCTACTAGTATTGGAATTGGTGATTCCGTATGGTTAGCACAACAGCTCGGGACTCCTGCAAAGACTGACATAACAATAATTCCACCTAAACCAAAACAGAAACTCCAAGAAATTTTAGGACCAAATTGGGATTATATCAATAAAACACAAACAACTGTTACAACTACCTATAAGGATTGGGATGATATATTATCAACAAATGCACCAACAGCTGAAAGTATTATTAATAATCTGCTCAGTGGATCGCTTGTAGAAGGTATTGAACTTAATACTGATTATAGAAGTTTTAGTAATTATGTAACACTTGGATCAGCAACTGAGAGATTAGAGAACTTTAAGTATAAGCTATCTCTTTTGCAGAGGTATGATGGCAACATTGCAGATCTAACTACAAACCTTCCAGCCATAAGTGGTAGCATTTCAGGAAGTCTAGTTTATCAAACTAATATTGTTAATGCAAAAACAAAACGAGCAGCTTTAATTGGGTCTTTTGATGGGTATGAGAAATACCTTTATGTAGGATCTAGTAGTTACGAGTCGAGTAGTTATGGTGAATTTTATCCAACAACTTGGCCAAAAAGTGGCACTATATCTGGATCATATATAAACTACGCTACAACAGCATCACAAGCTGTTGAGTGGTTTAGTGGAATTTATGAGTCGGCAAGTTTATATGATAGCAATAACGATCAATCACTAATAAAACTAGTTCCAGCCCATGTAAGACAAGACGATAGTAACGATCAGTACTTACTACTAGTCAATATGATGGGGCATTATTTTGATATAATGCTACAGTATATAAAACAAATGACAAGTCTTTCTGACAGAAATCAATCAATATACGAAGGATTTAGTAAAGAGCTAATATACAATGCAGCAAAGAGTCTAGGAGTTGATTTTGAAAATGGTAGCGCATTAGATGATCTTTGGGCATATTCATTAGGAACAAATGCTACTGGTTCTTTACAATCAACATACGGAGTTAGTAGCGAGTCTAGGGTAAAAGAAACATGGAAACGAATAATTAA